TTATCGGCCACCGAGACCTGCTTGCCGGCCTTGTCATACACGCGAGGTTTGTTTTTTTTGCTCATGGTTGTTCCTTGTCATCGATCACCTCGATGGCTTCAAGAGTCGAGTAGTTGAGTCCCAGGTGAGTGGCCCTGACGAGATCAGCGGCGTTTTCCGTGTCGACCGTTTCGGCGTCGTAGCCGGTTCGCAGCACCATCTCGCTACGTGAGGCAAAGCCCGCCTGCACTTCCATCCGCCGCGCCTGTACGTCCTGTACCGGCTGGATGTAGGCCCAGCCTTGCGGTACCCAACGCGTACGCAGGTATTCGCGCCGGCGTTGTGCGTAGTCCTCCAGCACCAGGGCGCCGGACAACACCGCCATGTCCATCCACGCAGCGCGCACCGGGCGACACAGTTGATGCACATACACGCCGAATTGCAGTTGCTCCAGGCGCCGCCGGAACTCGTTAAGCACCACCCGCAGCGCCCGGTCGTTGACCTCCCGCATATCGCCGGTGAGGATCTCGTAAGGCGTGCCCGACCCTGCGGCTGCAGCCATCAGCTGCTGACGCATAAAGTCCGGGTAGTTATTGCCGGCGTCCGGTGGTTTGGAGAACTCCACCTCTTCACCCGGCCCCAGCTCCTGCATGGTGCCGGGCTCCAGGGCGACCATTGGTGTGAAGCCGTCACGGTCGGTGGTCAGCAGCTGCCCGGTCACAGGATCGCGGGGTTGTTGACCCATCTCCGGCGATGGCCGCTTGATGAAACCGGCAAACAGGTTTGCTACTTCTTGGCGGAATAACACCGCGTCGTCGTAGTTGTCCAAGCTGCGCAGGCGCTTCAACACCGGGGCCAGGCGCGGCACGCCGCGCAATTGCCCTGGCTCCATCGGTTCAAAGATATGCAGCACCTGCGTCGCCGGTACGCGCACCAACTGGTTGTAGCCAGCATTCAATGACGATGAATCGCGCGGGTGCGAGCGGTACATCCAATACGCCACACGCTTGCCGGCCGGATTGAACTCAATCCCTGCGCGGATGACGTTGCCGTTTTTGGCCGTCTCGAACTCGTCGTGGGGGACAAACTCCGGGGCCAGCGCCTGCAGCTGCAGTGGCACTGCTAAACCTTCGTTCGGGCTGCGCGGCCGCAACCGCACAAAGCATTCACCTGCAGTTTCAACGGTACGCGCCACCAGCGCCTGCATGCCGTAAAAGTCGGTCAGCTCATCAGCGTCCGCCTCATCCACCCAGTCGTCCCATAGCTGCTGTTTCAGCTTGCGCAGAGCTGCGTCGTCCGTGGTCGGCCTCGGCGTGATTCCCGTGCCGATCAGGTTGCTGACGCGCTTATCGATGACGTTGAACGCGTACGGGTCATTACGCACCGCCGCCCGCGAGCGAGCCCGCAGGTTGCGCAGGGCCGGGGTGTTGATGCTGTTGATGCCGTTGTCGGTGGCTTCCCAACTGGCCGAACGTCGGCCCTCCCCGGCGCCTTCGTAACTGGCCTTGATGTTCGACGGCAGCAAGAATCCATTACGGGTCAGCGTCGGATAATGTCGGGCCATTAGAGTCCCTTGCCTCCATGCATGAGCCGAACCACGCGAGAGCGCGGCCCGGCGGCGTTGGTCAGCGAAGTGCGGATCTCGTCGCGGGCCTTGAGCAGTTCGTCGATGGAGCGGTACTCCACCGTGCGGTCGCTGTAGCGCACGGTCTTTTCACCGCGTGCGATGGCGCGCTCGATGGCTTCGAGGTGCTTGGGGGTAAACGACATATCAGCGTCTCTTCAGGTAACCGCTGGTGGAACTGCGGCGTTGTGGGGGTGCAGCGGGTCGCGGCTGGGCGACCGGGGCAATGGGTTGTGGCGCCACTTGAGGTGTAGCGGAAGCCTGCTCGGCGACCGTGACACGTTCGGCGGTGACCACCTTTTCATCGAACAAGCCGGCCTGGGCCAGCGAGTTACGCACCCGGTCCCAGTCGTGTTCCTGATACCGGTTGATGCCAAGGTAATGCGCCATCGCCAGGCAATACACCATCAGGTCGAGCGCTTCGTTGCGTTCTGCCTTGCCCTTGATCCACTCGATACGCTTATGGCCCCGCACGTACTTGGCGACCTTGCGCTCGGCTACGCACTGGGCAAAGAATTCGTCCGGCAGATCATTGGCAAAGTGCAGCGCGCCGGGCCCGGACTCGAACGGGTAGCGGTTATAGATCCAGTCCTTGGCGGTGTCGGTGCCGACAAACCAAAGCTCGGCGCCGCCGCGTTCGGTCTGGCCCTTCCAGGTCACATCAACCATGGACGGCCGCTGAGCGATCACCGGCTTACCGGGTTTGCTCGCGCCCTTGATGGCGAAGATGTTGCGCCAGCGCCGTACGCGGCAGAACTGGTAGACCTCGTCGGTATGGTGACCGCCTGAGTCGACGGCGACCGCGAGAATGCCCAGGCCGACGCCACACGGATGTCGGTACCGTTCTTTCAGCAGTTCATCCAGCACAGCCCAGGTGCGTTCGTCCGACGGGTCGCCCGCGATCACCCTGTGATCGATGACCCAGCGTTCCATGCCTACGCCCCAGCCCATTGCCATGAACTCCAAGCGATCAGCCTGCACGTCGACAGCGCCCGTGATCATCATCACGGCGGCGGGCATCGCACCGAGGGAGAACCCTTCCCGGCGCGCCCGCTCGATCAGTACCGATGCCTTGGTCTGCTCTTGCGCGCTGTCCCACACCTTAGCCAGACGGGTGTTGTAGAACACCTGCATGGGTTCAAGGTCGCCTTTGGCCTGGGCCTTTTTCGCCTTCTCGAATTGCTTCGCCAACGACTTCCAGCCCGTCCAACCCAACGGTGAGTACAGCGCGTTGAGGTGGAAGCCGACCGTCTCGCCATCGCCCTTGGCATGGGCGCGCCACTCACCACGGGCAAGCATGTCGCCCTTGTGGTGCTCTTCGATCAGCACGTCGCACTCAGGCCCGGCGCACTCGTAATGCACAACGCTGAAGTCCTGGGAGTAATGCAGCCGCTCCCACTCCAGGGTTTGCATGTGCCCGCAGGTCGGACACGGCACGTAGTAGTAACGCTGGTCGCTGCCCTCGAACAGATCGTCTATGCGCGAGGCGCCCTTGATGGTCGGCGAACTGGAGAAGTAGAACTTGGCATTACGGCCAAAGGTACTGCCCCGCGTTTCTGCCAGCTCGATGGGGTCGCCCTCTTCGCCTACGTCGACTTCCCAGCGGTCGATCTCATCGCCGTACACATAGCGCGCCGACAGCTCGGCCAAGTTGGCAGCAGAGCCGGCGGTGGTGACGAACAGCGAGCCGCCTTCGAACTCCTTGGTGTCCATGGTGTTGCGCGAGTCCCGCGAACGGCTCGCCGCCACACGTTCACGCAGCACCGGGGTGGCCTTGATCGTCTTGCCGATCCGTGACGACACCCGCTTTGCCAGGCCCAGGCTGGGCAGCAGCGTGAGGATGTTCGACGGCACCATGTGGATCAACGCACCGATCCAGTTCAAGGCGATCTGGGTTTTCATCAGTTGCGAGGCGACCATGGTCACTACACGCTTGCACGGGTGAGCCGGTGACAGGCACCGCATCGGCTCACGGGCGTAAGGCGTACGCACGGTGCGATATTTCCCTGGCTCGGCGGCGCCGGTATCACGCGGAATGCGCATGTACTCGTCGGCCCACTCGTCCACCCACATGCTGGGGTCTGGCCGCAGCCCACGGAAATACGCCTCACGGTACACCTCAGCGCCGTCAGGTTTTTCCGTTTGCATGGGTTAACTCGTAGTGATCAGATCGCGTTCAAGGTCGGCCGAAGACATGCGCTCGGCTTCTTCCAGGGACAGCCGCAGAGCCTTGGTCAGATGCTGCTCAATTTCCCAAGGGTCAGTCATCGCCGCCAGTTCAGGTGCCAGTTGCGGGGGCATGCTGAGCAGTTGATCGCGCAGCATGCGTCCGGCGTTGTAGGCCCCGGTGGTGACCGCCTTCATGTCCACCAACGAGCCTTGCACCTTGTGAAACTCGGCTTCGGCCAACTGGGCCAAGTAGTACTCGCGGTGCGCACGGGCCTTCTGGAAGTCGGGTTGCCCGCTCTTCGCGCCAGCAGGCTGCGGCGGCGCAGCCGTGTTAGTCGGCTCGACCAGGGGGGACAGCTGGCTGTAAACATCACGCTGGAGCCGGTCTTTTTGGTGTCGAGCCGCGACGGCGGCTTTGCTGGGGTCGGCGGTTTCGAGGATCAGCGCTTCTGTAGCCAGCACGTCGACCTTCTTGCCATCCGGC